CTTGGGAACTTCTTAAGTCTTAGCTTGCCTTCTGAATTTTTAAGCTTGTCGGCACACATTTCAAGTATCTTTTCCTTATGCAATGATAGGTCGTTTAGCTTTATACCTGTCCAACATGCTAGGTGTTTTCTTTGGATTACCTTCGGCAAGTCTTCGAAGAAGATTTGCAAAACATTATGTCCATCATTAACCGCTGTATTGGCAAGCTTTGTTATCATTGTTGTCTTACCAACACCGAATGGTGCTAGTATGATACCCAATTCACCCTTAGCTAGTCCACCGTCCATAACTTCATCTAAGCCATCGATACCTGTGCGTATAGGCTTTCTAAAGTCATCTTGAAGCACCGCTGTGATGTTCTCGAATATGTCTAGACCATCATCTTTGTTATCCCCGTGTTCTATGGCTTTTTTGATGATGTTTTCACACTTTTCATAGTCATCAACATTTCCTTTGTCAATGATTTTTTGAATCTCTCGAATAGACTTTTTAAGCTCTTGTTGCTTACAGAACTTCATAGCCCTATCTTGAACAAACAAAGAATCATTTAAGCTAGAATCATTTATTTTTTTAATCAAGCTTGACGTGTATTTTCGCTGTGAGTCTTCGTTGATTCCTTCGAGCATTCTTATTTCCAAAGCACCTATATCTGGAATGATATCATGTTCTGCTTTGGCTTGCTTTATCGAAGCAACCATTATCCTCATATATGGGTCATGAAAATAATTTGCGTCAACAATATCAATTATTGTGTTTGCGAATTTGTTGTCATGTAATATCTGTTTTATCAGACGTATCTGAAACTCTTCGCCGTACTGCTGTAATGTGTCTTTGTCTACTTTAGCCATTTAACTTTTCTTTAGAAACTTGTGTTATGATAAATATGGTAAAGTGGCCGATTAGGCGACCACTTTATCATAATTTTTTCTGCTCAAAAATTCGCGGATTTCGAGCATGATTGAAGGGATTATTTCCTTGATATCTACCGCGTATCTTACCTTCTGTGGGAAATAATTGCCTGAGAATGTTGACTTTGCAACTGTTTTTTTGTCAACCTTGATTTCAAACTGAAAATCGTCCACTTTTTCGAACAGATTTTTGCTTGGGCGGTCTTTTTGTAGGCTATATGGATTGTATGTGCTCCATAGGTAGTCTACAGACTTGTTTTTAAGATGTGTTGGGATTATTCCCATTCTACCATCTTTGTCGTTCAATGAACAAAGAACATCCATGAGTTCTTTAAGTTCGTAGGATTTTAGTGATTCTTCGTTGAAGTCACGAATGTTGAAGAATCTCTGGCAAACAATATGATTGTTTGTGTACAGAATAAATTCAAATCTTTGTTCTTTGATTTTTTCTGGGTCGAATGTTTTTTTGGTTGTCTCCATTTTTTTTGTTTGTTTAAGTTAAAAAATATCTTCTCTTTCGATAAGCTTTTTGAAGGGTATCAGATAGTCTGGATAGCGTGTCTCACCTATGGCCTTATCTAAACCATCACGCTTCATCATAGCCATAACATTTTTGAGGTCTCGGTCAGTATTGGTTAACTTCCCATCGTTTAGGCGTTGTAGTTCTCTTATTGCATCTTCAGTCATCATAGGGGTGTTCAAGTTTACTAGTCTGTTGTTGATTTCATAAATCATTTCTTTTTGAGGACCGTCTGTTACCTTATTGATGATGTTGTCGAGTACCTTAAGAGGTTTCTTTTTGTTGTCGATTCGTTCTTGTTGTTGTTTCTTTGCTTTATCTATAATTTCATTTAGTGACAAAATTTGTGTCTTCAACTCTGGGAACAACGACAAGAGTTTATCTTGTCCTAGGCCTTTGATACCTTTTATGCTATCGCTTGAATCGCCAGTCATGGTTTTAACCAAAACAGAATTTGAAGGGTGATAGCAAAAATACGAAGAATAATTGGTTAAGTCAACCATCTGCTTCAAATCCAAAAAATAAATCCTTACATCTTCTGATATCAATTGAAGAAAGTCTCTATCGGTAGATAGAATCGTAATATTTTCGTTTTCTTTTTTGTTCAGACAATAGTATGCTATGAAGTCATCGCTTTCTACGACTTCGTGTCTTATTTGTCTTACAAACATTTCATTTAGATACTCACCAACGACAGCCCTTTGTTCTAGTTCGGCTTCATCAACTGGATATGTACCTTCAATGTAGTTCTTACCACGACCACTTTTATATGGTTCGTAAATCAAGTATCTTAGTTTTCCACTCATGTTTCCATCCCAAAAAACATATACTCTATGATATAGGTCTTCGGTTAGAACCTTTCTAAGCGTGGTTATAAATTGATATATACCGCCAATGTGTTGGCCATTTGAGTTGTATTGATTTTTGGCACCGAAATACCCTACCTTAAATAGGGCATTTCCGTCTACCAAAAGTGTATTAATGGTTCTCTTTACAGTTTCACCATTACGAGGTGGTCTTTTATTCACTTCATTTTTTTATAGTTAAAAAATACTATTCCATATCGTCAACGCTAAGTTCTTTAACTTCTTCTTTTGTGAAGTTAATATCACCATATTCAGCGTTCAATTTAGACAAGATAAAACCTCTGTGTTCGGTCTTGTAGTCGCTTAGCTTGTCTGGGTTCCAGTAACCATGTGATGTAGATGCAATCTTACCCATTTGTTCGATACCGTTAACTTGGTTCTTTTCGCACTTGATTTTAGCTTCAACACCATATTGGTATGTCATCTTGTTACCCTTATCGGTGATTTCAGCGTTAAGCTTTGTTGTACCGTGAGTTAAGATACCACCATAGTGTACGATAAGACGAGAACCATAGAAGAAACCTTCACCACCCTTATGTTTAATAACGGTATTCATGTTATCAAACCAAATCTTTTGTACAGCTAAGATAGTGTTTGTGTATTCACAGTCACTTCTACGTGAGTCAGGTATTCTGAAGTTAAGTATAGACTTGAAAGCTGATTCAAGAGCACCAGCGTTCCACATGTTATTCTTGGTTTTTGATTTAACTGCTCTGAAGCAATCAACAGAACCGATAGAGTCCCAAAGGAACACCAAGTTTCTTGGTAGCAATCCGTTTTCTTGGTCATCTAGCATATCATCAATAAGGTGACCGATATCTTCAATAACTGGTTCTCTTCTTGTCGGTGCTGATTTTTCTTTTCCTTCATCGTACTCGAAGTTTTCATAAAGGTCAAGTAGTTTTCTGTTTGTGATGTAGATGAAGTCACCTACGTAGTCTTTTTCACCGTTTTCGTCAAATATTTCTTCATATTGAACACCGATGTTTTTAGCGTGTTCCCAATCAAAGTTACCTTCTGTGTCTATGATAACTGGAAGGTCACCTATCTTATTAGCCCCAACTATGGCTTCATAGATGGCTGTTGATTTACCTGTGTTGCTATAACCTCTTACGAGGGTTACATATCCTCTTGGTACGCCTGGTATGCCTAATGCGTCATGAAATGCTTCTGATAGCGGAACCCATGTTAGGTCTTTTGGTTTTGATGTTCTTGTTAGTCCTTTGCTCTTTTGATACTCTCTTGGGTCAAAAGATTTTTTTTCAATTGGTTGTTTACTTGGTTTTTTAGCCATTTTTAATACGTTTACAAATATGTTATTTCCTAGAATAAAAAAGGGCGATTCCTCACCCTTTTTTATTTATGTAAAACGCTATCACTAAAACGGCAAGTCATCTTCCGAAGTCTCAGTCATAACTGGTTCTTCGTTTGTTGACTGTGCAACCTTGATGTTAGCCTTCACAGTTTCAAGACTCACAGACAATTCGCTATCTAAGTCAGAAGACTCTGATTTGCTCACAGATGCTTTGTCAACAAAGGCTTTCTTATCCTTATCCCATACTGGAACTCCACCTTTAACGATGATTTCCAAGTAGTCATATGTTCTTACAGAGTATACATCCTCCCATGTTCTAGCATCGCTAGTCCACGACTTAACAAGTTCTGGGTTCTCAGAAAGGACACTTGGGTCAAGAGAAGCTACTGCTGATACAACTGGAATTCCAGTTTGGTTCTTGTTGATTGTAAGCATCAAGTCACGACCAGTTGCAGGGTCAGTAACGTCTTTCTTAACCGCACGAAGAAGACCAACGATTT